AGCTATTTCAGATAAAGGTATATCCATATTATAAATTCTTTCAAGATAAGAATTGTAATAATCTACAAACCCTTTACCATCACCATTCAATAACATCTTTATACCCTTATTTAAAAAAGTTTTAATATATTTTTGTATTGTTTTACCCTTTATGGTGTTACCTGTTAATTTAATTTTACCGTTTGGTTTTAGTGTTGCGTAATTTTTACGAGATAAATTAATTGTTGCTGGCCAAATCTCATCAATATCAAGACCCATAGCTCCATACATAAACCTATCGTTATATTCAGATACATCAGCTTCAATACCCTTATATTCTTTACCCTCCTCAACAAACTTATGATAACCACGACCAATATAAGTGTGATTACTAACGTTTTCACCGTAAGAAAAGTTTACACCATCTGTATCTAAAACAAGTGGTTTATAATCTCTATCCATAAAAAACTGAATCATATGCCTCAAATATTGTCTACCTGTACAAGTAATCATCTCACCAATATTAATATCACCCCAAGGAAATATATAAGGTGCTGAAATAGAACCAAAAGCTGAGTTATTGAAAATTTTAATAGGTAATTGTTTTTTATCAAATTTACTACCCAACAAGTTGTTACCTTCTTTATAGTACTTACCAGCAAGATGTTTGTATTCATTACGTGTATCTAAGAGATACTGTAACATAGCTTCCAAAGCTCCCGAAACATCTACATCAGGGAATACGTTGTGGGTTAATTGTATTGATGGGTAAAGTGAGGCGTAGTCAAACTTAGCAATATTAACACTATACCCCAAATTAAGTAACCTAGATAAACCACCAACAAAATCTCTTTTTGGTTGTGTATCAGGTAAAGCTAAACCGTTTTCATATGACCAAGCCATCATTAGCAACTTCCACATTGTGGCCGTACCCATAGTTATAGACCTACCAAAGTTGGTTGGTACTAGAGCCGCGGTTAAGAATCCCGCTTGAGCATAAGTGTCGTCAACTTGTTCTGTTTCTAAAAGGTCATCATTAAGATATTCCCTCAACAAAAATCTACCATCAACAACTTCCCACTTATCTTCATAACCATCAATAACCTTATCATCAATCTCTTTTGGTGTGGGTTTTTCACCATCTAACGGGTACCATTGTCCTGAAGTTGGGTTATAATAAAAGTCTTTATTTTCATTCCAAATCTTACCTAATTTATCACCATCAATATAAACTCTGTTATGTCTTTCTAATCCCGCCTCTTGAGCTATATACTTCAATCTACCATTTTGTAAACTAGAATTTAAAGCCATAGCTTGTCTAACTCTATGATACGTATCCATAATATTGTAACCCCACATTGTTGTTTGGTAGTAGTCTTCTATTTCAGCACCCATTTTTAATGTTGCTGGTTTTCTAGTTAAACCTATCATTGGGTGTTTGGTTTTTATTGCGTCACACGATACGTCAATAGATGTTACTCTATTATCTTTTTTATTTCTCCTAATATTTGTGTCTGACATACCTAATATTTCCATTCTACCAAAAATATAATTCCAGTCAAAGTTTTCTGAGTTATATCCAACAATAATAGATGGTTCTAATTCATGTATAATTTTAAATAAATCTTCGTACATTTTCTTCTCACCTTCTCTACTGTATTCACCATCATCACCATAAGCTGTTAACAATTTTTTATAACCACGATTATCTTTAACCCCAACCATAAAAGAATGTCCCGTTTCGGGTGTTAAACTAGTGGTCTCAATATCAAATGTTAATTTATGTACATCAGTATAATCTTCATACCCTTTAAATAATCTTTTACCTGTTTGTACCATAAATTGTTCTACAGGTGGTAATATTTGTACTAACTTTTTATCTCTATCCCAAGGGTTTATACCACCTCTTTTAAAGAAATTAACTAAATCACGGTAAGTACCTGTTGTTTTAACAATATACTTGTAACCATCTTCTAACCTTTCGTTATCCCCTGTTTTTAATTTTTCAGTATAGATACCGAATTCTCTAGCTTTTCTTTTTATTTTTTCAACATCATCATCATAAAAACCACTTCCTCTTAATGATTTTGTCCAACAAAAAGGTGTAAACTTTTGAACTTTAATCTTTTTACCCTTTTTAGGGTCGTCAATCACAATATATACTTTGTTTGTTTCGTCTATTGACCAATCTCCTGTTTGGTCTAGTTCTATAGATACGATGTATTTTTCATCGTCATGCCCTTCTAAAAACTTTTTAATGTCTTCTGGAGTCGCTTTTTTTATTTCACTCATAAATTTAGATTTTTGGTACAGGTTAATCTTACCCACTAGTTATTAATGGTTTAATTATAAGCATAAAAAAACACATTCTAAATAGGAATGTGTTTTTATTTTTTACTTATTTAATAAACTTTTTATTTTCTTTTTAGCTTTCATTAGGTTTGTTTTGGATGTACTTGGTGTCACCCCTAATTTTTCAGCTATTTCAATATGTGTCAAACCATCTAAATAATACTTCTCAAAAGTTATTCTTTGTGATTTTGGTAATTTAGGTAAAATTTTAATAACATCTGACATCGATGTATCCATCCCTAGTTCTTCTTCTTTAGTACCAGTGTCTAATCTAGAAAAATCATAAGTATTTTCACTACCATAAACTAATGGTATTTCTTTTTTTCTTAACTCATCTAGTATGTTGTTATTTATAACTCTCCTAACCCAACCCTCTAATGAACCAGTGTCATCGTATTTGTGTAAATTTTTATGAACTTTTATAAATCCGTTTTGACAAAAATCTTCTGCTTTATTTCTGTCTTTAGTGTATTTCATACAGACTTGGTTTAACATTTTATCCCACATGGTAGAATATATGTCTTGAAATTCAGCAACTTCTTTTAATATACTTTTTTTAGTTATTACATTTTCTTGTACCTTATCCGCATCTATTTTTTCTTTTAATTTGTTAATTAAACTATCTTTAAGTTTTAATAAAAATGGTTTACCATCTTTACCAAAATACATTAAACCAGATATATTAGTAATACATTTATGACCACCACTATTAGCTTGCACCATATCCCAACCTGATACCGATAATAACTTAAGAGCCTTTCTTTCTCTATCAGATAACTTAGAGTATGGTTTATCCATAACCTTTTTAATAGCATTTTGCCACCTTTCAACAGTATATTCTTCGGGTGACCCTTTTGGTGTTCTATCTAAACCATCAATACCACCACTAGTTTCTTCAAACATCGCTACCATGTCCTTAAATGTAAAACCAACAGAAGACTCATCAAACGATTTGTGTTTTTCAGCAAAGTATTTAATAGTATCTACAGTAATCTTTTTTTCTTTTAGTTCTGATTCATATTCTTTTAAAACTTCTTGTGCTATTTCACCCAAGTTAACACCTTTTAATTCTCTACTAGCTTTAAATGGGTTACAAGAAGCTTGTAGTAGACCCAAAGGCCAACCTATAACTAAAAAGTTAGCATCAGGATAATTTTTAAAAGGAACGTATCTATCATAAGCTCCAGGTTTAAATAAAGCTCCACCACCGTATTGGGATATAATTCCATAGTCTTTTAAATATTCTACGTTCTTATTTTCTTTTTGTTTTTCAATATAATCCTTTAGATTAGATTTCATAACATCAGGAGAAACATAACCTTCTTCTTTTGCTTGTTTAACTATGTTTAAATAAATGTTTAAAAGAGATGGGGTAGAATTCATAACCAAGTTCTCTAAAAACTTTGGTTTATTTTTGTAAGCCAATAATAACTTGTTAGTTACTAGAGCCATAATTTTTTTATTTCTAGAAAGTTCTTTTTCTTTATCTAACTTAAAAACGTAAGTCATTACATCTTCAGGTTTAATACCCATTTTAACAAAATCAGCTGAATCGACAGTAGAAATCATTTTAATATCAGTATCAGGAAAAATATCTGAAGGAGAAACTACTTGTGAAATAGTCTCAACGTTAGAGCGGGAAGGTCTAAATGATGTTGAAGCCCCCTTTTCAGCACCCACTTGTTTATCATGGTGGTCAGTATGGATAACAAACATTGGTTTCCCATGGGCGAAATCAACTAAAACCGGCATGATATCACCTTTAGCTGAAGGTTTTTTAATAGCGAACTCTTTGTCACCATATTGTATTATTTCAGAATCAACAACTTTTATACCGTTGTTTTCTAAATAATTTTTCATCGCTAAAGCTGTCGTAACACCATCTAAGTCTTGGTGGAAATATATTTTTGCTTTATCATATCTTTTAGATAAGTCTTTTATATTACGTAAACCACCTTCGTTTAATAACCCTTCATTTAAAATAACGTTCATTTTTTATCTTTTTAGATAAATATCACGACTTTATATTCAGCTCAATTAATTTATCCAAATACTGTTTTGCTTTATATAAATCCTCAACACCATTTTTGGTTTTCCATCTAGTGACGTACTTAACAATGTTACCCTCAAAAAAATCTAAATTGTGGGAATGGGCGTAATCCCACATTTCAACCCCTTTATTATAGTGTTCAGGGTGTACAACTCTTTCTTTACTCATCATCAACTATTTTTTTATTTTAAATAATAATATTATTTTTCAATTAGTCAATAATTGAAATAATCGTAATACCACCTGTATTTATTTAAAATATTATTACACAAATTCGTACCCAACACTTGTTCCCAATCTTGGTTAACTGGCTTTATTTCTTTTTTTATTTTATGGTCACCATAGATACCATAAACAGAATCATCTTCTTGGGTTAATTGTTTGACATTCATAAAATCATGTTTATAATAAGGTAACCCAAAGTAATTATAAATTTTAATTATTTCTTGTTCAGGGTTTTGACAAAAATCTTCAAACCTAATAAACAAAATATTTTTATCCATACCTTCTCTAATAATCTGATATACTCTTTCGATAGCTAAACCAACTGGTTGTGTGTTACCCCATATATCGACTCTTTTTTCAGTAGTTGTACCCTTCATTTTGGAATGGTCTATAATCCCTGAATCTAAGTGTTGGTTTTTTCTAAAATTTTTTTCCATTGAGGAGTAAACACCCCTTAAATCTCTAACCATACAAATAATTTTAGGATTAGGGTAAAAAGAATTAAGGAAATTATAATGAACACCCCATCCCCTAGATTTATCCACCACATAAGGTTTATCTGTGATACCATTAAAAAACCCTTCCAAACCACTTTTACAATAAGATTTAAAAGCCTTTTCCATTTCTTTTTTGTCTTGAGCTTTAAATTCGGGTGATAACGTAAAATTATTTCTTGATGCGTATAGTAATTCTAACACACCAGATGTGGGTGTAACATAAAAATTAGGATTTTGTCCTAACACATTTTGTAAAAGGGTTGAACCTGCTCTAGGTAGGGAAGATTGGAAAAATATTTTTTTATTAAAAGTATCCATTTAACATTTCTTTAAATAAATCAGTTTCTATATCCATAGAAACATGTTCATCACCAATAACAGTGTCAATAATCTTTCTTTTCTTTTCCAATATCTTGTAAATCATTTCATCGATAGTGCCTACAGCTATAGGGTAATAAACATTGGTTGTTGAGGTACTACCTATCCTATGAGCCCTGTCTTCAGCTTGAGCGTGGTTTGATGGTACAAAATCTAAATCATTCATAATAACCGTTTCAGCTTTGGTTAGTGTTATTGCCGTACCAGCTGAAATAAGGTTACCGACAAAGACTCTTACATTATCGTCTTCTTGAAATCTATCTATTGAGTTTTGTTTATTAGTTGCATTCATTTTACCATTGTGACCAACAGCAATTCTACCAAAGTGGTCCATTAAAGCGTCAAAAGAATGTGTGAAGTTGGTAAATATAATAACTTTCTGACCATTCTCTATCGCTTGTTCAGCTAACTCTATAGTTTGTTTTGTTTTTTCTAAAGCTAGGTATTTTCTAAGAACAATCAGTTCTACCATATGTCTACCTGTACCTAACCTTTTACCCTCTGATTTAGCCCATTCTAAATACTCATCAAAAACTCTATGGTATTGATTCATATCATCTATCTCAACATAATAAGGTGCAACTATCTTTGGTGGTAAATCTAGGTGGTCTTCTTTCTTTCTTCTGAGGATTAAATTTTTAGTTCTATTGTGTAACTCTTCTAGATTTGATGCCCCATCCGTAATCCAAATATCTCTATACCCACCTGATTTTAACTTCTTTTTAAATTTTTTACCATCACAATACCTAAACGCGAACTGTTTCCAACTAGAAGTGACTGGTGAGTCACAAATGTTTAGTAGGTTAAAAAAGTCCATAGGTCTGTTAGCTATAGGTGTACCTGTCAATAACCAGCGTCTTTTTATTTTTTCAGTGATTTGGTTCATTATTTTAGTTCTATTAGCTTTTGGGTTTTTAACCATGTGAGCTTCATCCATAATAACCAAATCAAACCCTTCCTCTACTAAGTGTCTATGTATTTCATGGTCTTTATACTTCTTTCTACCATCGGTAATAGTATGAAAGTTTTTTAATATATCATAATTTATTATAGTATATTTTTTAGGATTCCAATGTCCAGATTTAATTATAGATATATCTTCTTCGGGTACATAGGCATTAATTTCACGAAACCAATTTATTTTTGCGTTAGCGGGACAAACAACTAATATTTTTTCTACACCAGATTCAATAGAGGCGATTGTTGACATGAGTGTTTTACCCAATCCCATATCATCACCTAATATTCTATTATTTTTACTTAATAAAAATTTAATACCTGTTTCTTGGTGAGGGAAAACTCTCCAACCACGTTT